GAGGGTCTTCGCCTGCTCGGTGCCGAAGTCGTCGCCGGATCGGGCTACCGCGTCCACGGCGCGCTTTACTGCGCGGAGGTTGGCCTTCGCCTGCCCGAGGTCTTTCGGCGCGGAGAGCATCTGCCCGTTGAGAACGTCCTCGAGGGCGAAGAGCGCCTCCTGCGCGTCCTGCGAGGGCTTTTCGAGCGAGCCCCAGTAGTCGCGCGCCTCCTTCGTGACGGCGAGCGCCATGTCCTGCTTCGTCTTCTCCATGTTGAGACGGCGGGCTTCCATTTCCGAGAGGGTGTTGTCCTCCTTGAGGGTGCGTTCGCGCGCTTCCTTGAGGATGCCGAGGAGGGCGAAGCGCACCTTCTCGGAGGGCTCGTTCTGGACGAGCTCGGAGACGCGCTCGCGCATCTTGTCGAAGTCGTAGATGAGCGAGAGTTCCTGCACGTAGCCGAGATACCGCTTCTTGTCCTCGGGGCCGAAGCCGGCGTCGTCGGCGAGGGAGGTGTCGAAACCGCCCTCGGAGGTGTCCTGCGCGGAGGCGCCGGGCGCGCCCTGCGCGGGGTTCTCCGCATCCACGCCCATAGCGCGGAGTTGGGCGGCGCGGAGCCGGTCGAGCTGCTTGTCGATCTTGTCGATCCCCGCGTTCGCGCGTTCGACGTCTCCGCTGGCGAGGAGGTAGCCGTTCTTCGCGGCGGCGACCTTCGCCTGCTCCAGCTGCGCGCGCTGCTTCTCGAGGGCGTCGATTTGGCCCTGGAATTTGATGACGCGCGGGTCGCCGCCGAGCTTTGCGATTTCGTCCTCGTGCGCGCGAGCCTGCCGCCCGCGCTCGGTGAGGGCGTTGAAGAGGTCGCCGTCGAGGTGGCGCACCCGCCCGGCCAGCGAGAGATACTGCTCGCTCTCGGGAATGTCGTAGAGCTTGGCGAGCTTCGCCTTCTCGGCCTCGTCGGTCACTTCCCCGGCGAGATAGCGGCGCTTGTTTTCGGTCGCTTCGTCGAGGATGCGCGCGGCCTCCTTCTTGCGGAGGCGGTCGATGATGCCGCCCATGCCCGCGCCGAAGTTCGCGCCGAGGGTCGAGAAGCGGTTGAAGGCGTTGTTCCGCGCGGTTTCCTGCTGGCGCGCGCCTTCGAGGTAGATGTCCGCGAGGTTGGGGAGATTGACTGCCATAACGTCCTCCTACTTCTTCCCGAGCGCCGCGCCGAAAATGGAGCCGAGGAAGCCGAGCATCGCCTGCTCCTGCTGCGCCTTGCGGGTCTTTTCCGCCTCTTCCTTCGCGGCGTCGGCGGCGACCTTCGAGCCGTAGTAGCTCATCGCCGTGTCGCCGGCGCCCTGCGTTGCGTTCGCGAAGATGTCTGCAAGCTGGGAGATGTTCGTGTTGCCGAGGCCGGCGAGGGCGTTGAGGCCTTCGAGCGCCTGCGAGCGGCGCGCCTGGTCGGCGTTGAGCCTCGTGGCGTATTCGTTGAGCGCGGTCTGCTTGTCCTGGAGGGCGAGCTGGAGCGCGTTCTGGTAGTTCTCCTGCCCGAGCGACTGCGCCCGGTCGGCCACCTTCTTGAGCGTGTCGGAGGAATAGAACTGGCCACGGTTCGCGGCGCTGCGCTCGAGGGCGCGGGTCGCGCGGTCGATCTGCTCGTCGATGCTCTTGTTGGAGAAGCGGTCGATAGCCGCGTCAAAATCGTAGGAGAACGCGGGCGTCTCCTGCTGCTGGAGGCCGGAGAGGTATTCGCGTAGGGCGGCGATGTCCTCCTTCCCGGCGGCACCGCTCCCCTCCCCGAGGAGCTCCTGCGCCTCGCTCTTGACCTGCCCGGCGGTCTCCTGCGCGATTTCGGGAGTCTTCGCCCACTGCGACGCGGCGAAGTCGGAGTCGAAGTTCTGCATATCGGCGAGGCGCTTGGAATACTTCAGCTTCTCGAGAGCGCCGGCGTCCATGAAGTCGTCGATGCCCTTCTTGATAGCGCCGGCCTGCTGGACGGCGTAGTTCTGCTTCGCTTCGTCATCGCCCGCCCACGCGGAGAGCGCGTTGAGCGCCCCGGCCTTCATCTTGTTGCGCGTGTCGCTTTTCCCCTCGGGGAGCGCCGCCTTGAGCGCGGCCTGGAATTCTGCGTTCGTCATTTTCTGCCTCCGTTGAGGAAGAGCTTGATTTCCCAAAGCGCGCCGTCCGCGCCGGAGAGTGTGGCCTGCGTCGCGTTCTCCGCGATCTGCGAGACCGCCCACGCGCCAGAAGAGAAGACCTGCACGGCTCCGCCCCGGTGCCGCGTCGTCGTCGCCTTCACTTCCCCGTCCGCCGCGAGCGCGTTCCCGCTCGGCGCGCAGAACGGAAGAGCGACCGCGATCTCCGACCACTGCCCGAAATAGACGCCGCCGGCCTCCTCGAGGATGTCGCGCGCTTCCGCAGCATAGGGGGAGACGCGCCAAAGAACGGTGCCGATCTTCTCGCACGTCGCCCAGGAGTCGTTCGAGCCGATGAGCGAGGTCTCCGTCCAGCCCCAGACGCCCCCGAGCGCGTTGCAGACCGCAGACCAGCCGGAAGGCGTCAGCCCGCGCTCGAATTCGTTGGAGATGTTCGTGAGCTTCCTCATCGCGGGCTCCCTTCCTCGATGCCGAGGCGCAGCGCGAAGAGGGTCACGTCGCAGTTTTCAGAGAAGACCACGCGCGCCGAGAACGTCCGCCCGTAGCCGACGTTGAACCAGCGCACCACGTCGCGATAGCGCCCCGTTCGCCCGATGCCCTTCCAGCCGGCGTCGGCGTAGAGCTTGCCCTCGTCCGTTGCGACGTAGAGCATGGCGACCGGGCGGGCGGAGAGGTCTTCGGTCGTGGCGACCTGCATATCCAGCAGGAGCTCGCGGACGGCGATCGGGGTCTCGTCCGCGTGGTAGATCGGGGAGACGCGCTCGCGCCAGACGGGCTTCCCGTCGTGGCCGACGAGCCCCGAGAGGACGTAGAGCCCGCCCTGCCCCGCGAAAACGACTTGATCGCCGAAGGCCGTCGCGCAGAAGAGCGGCTCCCAGGCGAGGTTCTTTCCCAGCTCCCAGTCTCTGCTCGCCCGCTCGTGCCAAAGCTGGGTCGAGATGTCGAAGCAGACCGAGAGCGACGGGCGCGCGGAGAGGCAGTAGAACTGATGCCCTTCCTCCGCGTAGGCGAAGCCGTAGATGCCGGAGGCGTCCGCGACGGCCTCCCCGAGCCGTTCCTCGACGGCGTTCGTCGAGATGCGCACGGGAGCCTGCACGCCCTGCGCCGCCCAGACCGAGCCGTGCCCGAGGGAGGAGGTGCCGAGCCAATAGACGGTCTCCCCGAGGACGGCGACGCTCTCGCGGGAGACGCAGCCGATCTCTGTCGAGGTGCCGGCGACGAATGAGAGGAAGCCGTCGTCGGAAGCCGCCCAGACCTCGTAGCTCCGCTCTCCGAAGATGTAGAGTCGCCCGCCGACCGCCGCGAGTGCGACCACGCCGTCGGCGCTGCTTTCGGCGGCGAAGCGGTTCAGGATGCCGTCCGAGTCGGTGAACGAGAGCGAGTAGGGCTCCGAGTAGAAGAGGATCCCGTAGGGCGCTTGCTTCGCCCCGTCGATCACGAAGGAGCCGGCAACGAGGGCGACGTTCGAGGGCTCGATCGCGTAATTCGTTCCGTTCCAATCGTAGGAGGGAAGGGAGACCTGCGCGAAGTTGGAGCCGTCCATGTCGCAGGAGTAGAGCGCGTTCCCGTCGGCCATGACGAGCTTCTGCCCGTTGTCCGCGAATTTCACCGTCTTCACGGAGACGGAGAGGTTCGCGTAGACTTCGGTCTCGACGCCGAAGCGGTCGAGGCAATAGACGGAGGTGCCGAAGGAATACCAAAGCCGCTCGGCGGCGTTGTCGAAGTAGAGCCCGTGGCAGCTCCCCTCCTCCGCGTGCATGAGCTGGAGGGCGCGGAGAGAGCGCAGGCAGAACGCCGTCTTCCCGCTCGCGCTCTCGATCTTCTCGGGGATGAGGTTCACGCAGCGCTGCGGAGACTCCCCGGAGGCGTGGTAGTCGTAGCTACCGCCGACGAAGTTCTCCGCGTAGACGTTCTTCAGGCTCATCTAAAAGAACCTCGCCGGGGCGTTTCCGCCGAGGTTGTAGATGTTGTATTCGTTGCCGTCGTAGCCCGCATGGCGCAGGGGACGGCGGTTCGCGTTGCGCGCGGCGATGCTGCTCTTCGCCTCGCGATAGAGCGCGTCGAGGTTCCCGATCACGTCCTGCGGCCTCCCATACCTGGCCGCGAGGCGCGAGGCGAGGCCGTAGATGACGCAGGTCTGGTATTCGCCCGAGAGCGGGAGCTCGTCGTTGAAGGCGACTTCCTTGAACTGCGAGTAGAAGACGAAGGAGAGCACCGCGCCTGGCTGCACGTCGCAATTGAAGCGGACGATCGCGTTCGGGAAGGTGCTCTGGAAGGCGAAGCAGGACGGGATCGCCTGCGCGCCGAGGGGCAGGGAATACTCCAGAACGTCGGAGATAGAGACCTTGCGGAGGCGAATGGGCGAAGCGGCGACGCCTGCGCGGACGTAGAGAGAAACAACGTCCGCAGGGCGAGCCGAGAGCACGATGTCGGGGGAGTTCGCCGCCTCGCCCAAAGTGTATTCCCGCTTCGGGGCGGGAACGGGGATCTCCGCGACGATCGAGTTCGCGGAGAAGGAGGAGTCGAGGTTGAGCTGGGCGAGGAGCTCGTTCAGCTTCTCGAGGCCGACGTTCACGCGCTCGCCGTCCAGCGGCGAGGAGTCGCCCAGCATCCCGGCTTCACGATAGGCGGAGGTGATGACTTGGCGAACGTTCAAAAGAGGCCTCCGGGTCTAAAACTTTCCCCGCTTTTCCTCTTGCGAGGGCGGCGCAGGAGCGAGGGAACCTTCGAGCGCCATTTCGTAGGGGCAAAACCGGAAGGGGAAGAACCCCGGGGATTTCTCCCCGAGGCCTTCGCTCTTTCGATTAGGTCGTGGGCAGGTAGACGGGCACGACCCAGTTCGTGCGAGGCACGCACCAGCCGCCCAGCCAGTCCCAGCGACCGACTTCGCGGCCGTTGAGGATGTCGGGGCCGGCGGTGTAGGAGACCAGCACGCCGCTCTCGGGGTTGCTCTCGCCGGTGGACTCGGTGCCCGCCATGGGCAGGAGACGAGCCTGGCCGACGTAGACGGCTTCCTTCGCCCACACGAGGCCGGTGAGGTAGGTCTTGCCGGCGGCGAAGACCGAGCTCGCGGTGGCCGAAGCGGCGGGCAGCGCGGAGACGTTGATCAGCGGCTTCGAGGTGGCGTAGACGGCCTTCTCGAGGTTCACGGTGATCGCGGTCACGATGCCGTCGAAGGTCACGTCGTCGGCGGTCACGCCGCCCACGGTGTAGCTCTTCGCAACGAAGTCGTAGAGAGCGCCGGTGGGGTTGCCGTAGATGTCGACGGCCTGGATGCCGGCGACGTTGAAGCGGTGCCCCTTCTTCAGGGTCGTGCCGGAGGTCGGCGCGACCCTG